CGTCCCCGTGATCAGGTTCCGGAATGGATCCATTATCCGCGTCAAGACCGGGAACCAGGGCGCTATCGGTCTGGCTGGTGCGACCATCTCTCACGTCCTCATGGACGAGGTGCCACCGGCTGAGGTCTGGTCCGAGCTGGCTGCGCGCGTGCTGCGACAGCGAGGGAAGCTCCGGCTCACGCTTACGCCGGTCGGTCGCCCGGCTGACTGGCTCAAGGAGCTAGCAGACCGCGGCGAGATCGTGGACTTGCACTACGGCCTCTCCGAGGAGAACGTCACTCCATACGGCGGGCGACCGCTTCTCAGGGCTACGGAGATCCAGCAGCTCGAGGCGCGGTATCTCCCGCAGGAGCGCCGGCAGCGCATCCACGGCGATTGGTCCGCGGGTTTCACCGAGGGTCGCGTGTTCGCCGGCTTTGACGAGGAGCTGCACGTCTCAACGGATCTGCCGGTCGGTGAGGTACTGGTCGGGATCGGGATCGACCATGGAAGCACCGAGGGATCCCAAGTGGCTACGCTGGTGGCGGTGGACCGCACCGGCGGCGTCGAGGGGAACCCGCGCATCTGGGTTCTCGACCAAGTCGTGAGCACAGGCCTCACGACGCCGGAAGAAGACGCGCGCGACATTCTGACTATGCTGAAGCGCAACGACCTACAGGTGGAGAGCGTGGACCGGTGGGTCGGAGACCGTAAGCACGGCGGGCGCCAATGGGGCGGGAAGAAGTCGAACGCGCTGCTCATGCAGGGCTTCGAGCGCGTACTACGCCTGCCGGTCGGGTCGCTGCCGTTCCGAATCTCGACAGCATGGAAGCCTCGCGGGTCGGTCTACGAGGGAGCGCGCATCCTGCACGCGGCGATGCTGCGTAAAGGCGACTTCACGATCCACCCGCGGTGCAAGGCGTTGATCGACGACCTCCGGCATTGGACCGGAGACGACGACGAGCACAAGCACGGGATCGATTCCCTGCGTTACGGGGCGGTCGAGCTGGTCACGCGCCGGCTGTACGTTCCCGCTGCGCTGCGGGTCCACTAGTGTATGCTACCGCGCGAGGGTGACCCATGATCTACTCCCAGCAGATGCCAGTACCTCCCGTCCCGAAAGACCCTTACGAGGCTCAGCGGTGGGAGCATACGCGCCTGCGCCGGCGTCTCTCCGAGGGAACGTGGGAGCAGGATCTGATCTACCGCCTCGAGGTCCAGCTTGGGACGGTGAAGCGGCAAGCCTGGGGCTTGCCGGACATGAGTCTCAACATCGCGAGGAACATCTGGCGCGAGTCGTCGGCGCTCTACGTAAACCCGCCCGACGTGAGGCATGCCGAGGAGGCCGCGGACGAGCTGATCAGCGGTTCCGGCATCATCGCGCGGACGGGTCTGTGGAGCACGATGCAGCGGTTCCAGGAGCGGACCCGCGCGTGCAACGAGTATTGGCAGCGCGTCCACGTCGATGCGGACGGGCGCGTCGTCTACCGCCCGATCCCGCCTGACATGACGCTCGCGTGGGCCTCGCAGGATCGGCCCGACTACCCGGTGACCGTATGGGAGCTGCGACTGCGGAAGCTCCCGGACGGTCGCGGCGAGGCGTGGACCTACGACGTGCTTGACGTGATGGACCCGGCAGCGCCGGTGTACCGGGTCCACATGGTCGCGTCTAGCGGAGAGCTGGGCGAGGACGTTAGCGCGCTCTACTTGGGGCGCGACTACAGCGGGGACGCATACCCCTACCGTCGTGCGGACGGGACGCCGATCCTTCCCTACGTCCTGTACCATTCGCAGCGCACCGGGGACCGGCTGTTCGATCCCTACGAGGGTCGCGAGCTGGTAGAGGCCGCGCTGAACATCGCCGTCCACCAATGCCACCTGAGCCATGTCATCAAGGACAGCTCGTGGCCGCAGCGGTGGGTCGTCGGCGCCGAGCCGGTGGGTATGTCGGTGGAGGGCACCGTCCGCGGTCAACGGTTCGAGATCGTCACCGACTCAAGCACGGTCCTCGCGCTGCGGGCGACCGACGAGACCCAACCCCAGGTCGGACAATGGCAACCCGGCGGGAATCCTGCCGAGCTGGAGCAGGTCATCGGCGCGCTTGCGACAAGGGCCGCGCAGGACGCCGGCCTCAGTCCGTCCGACGTGCAGCGCATGGGAGGCACCGCGCGCAGCGGGTACGCCATCGCTCTAAGCAACGAAGGCCGGCGCGAGATGCAGCGGCGGTATGCCTCTAGCTACCGGGACAGCGACGAGCGCCTGGTGATGACGACCGCGATCCTGCTCAACCGAGCCGTGGGCAGCAACTACCCCGAGAGCGGGTATAGCGTCAGCTATCGCGCGATCCCCCTGTCCGGTCAGGAGATGGAGGCCCGGCGCCGTCACGCGCTCGAGATGCTGGACGCCGGCCTGCTCTCGCGCGTCGAGGCTATCCGCCTGTTTGACGACAGCATGAGCGAGCAGGACGCCGTCGCGGTGCTGGCCGAGATCGACATGCTCAACGGTCGCCGGGAGCAGATGGAAGCCGAGGAGACTACCGAGCACGAGGCGATGGAGCCCGCGCAGCTTGAGGCGCAGAAGGAGGCCGCGGAGCGCGCCGCCGGCGAGCAGGACGAGGACTAGGCGTGCCGGTCATCTCCGAGCGTCAGCGGAGGTTCCTGGCTGCGGTGCATCCGGACGTGCTGCGCGCGTTCACCCGCGAGGCTCGCACGCTAGGCTTCCGTCCGCCTGCGGACGTAGCCGCGGTCGCCCGCAAGGGGTTGGCGCTCCGTCGCAAGCATGGTCGAGGCGGTACGCTGATCGGTACGCGGCGTGCTTCCCAGCTCGCGGGCCGGTCAACGCTCAGCCTTGAGACGCTCCGGCGCATGAAGGCATACTTCGACCGGCACGAGATCGACCTAGAGGCGCCCGCTGCCAAGCGCGGGAATCCCGGTTACCCTAGTGCTGGTCTGATCGCCTGGTACCTCTGGGGAGGTGCTGCGGGTCGTCGCTTCGCGGAGCGAGCCTTGCGGGCTTACGAGAAGTTCCAAGAGGCGAAGAATGAGTGACGAGACCGTGACGACGCCGGCGATGGACGACGGCGGATCCCGCGCCGAGGACCGTATCCGCGCGCTCTCTCAGGAGCGCAAGCAGCTTCGCGCGCAGCTCGAGGAGATGACCGCGCGCCTTGAGGCGGCGTCCGAGCTGTCGAAGCAGGCCGAGACCTACAAGGCCCAGGTCAGCGAATGGGAGCAGAAGTACGGCGCGGCGGAATCGACGTGGAAGGTGGAGCGCGAGTTGTTCGCCCGCGGCATCACCGACGCCGAGGGTATCGACTTCGTCCGCATGGCGTATGACCGTCTCCCCGCCGAGGGCAGGCCCGAGCTGGGCGCGTGGCTTGAGCAGTCGGACGCGCTGCCCAAGGCGGTGCGCGCGTACCTGCCGGGCGGTACGCCAGCGGCGCCGGCCTCTCCCGGCTCCAGCTCGACGGGTCCGCAGACCATCGCGCCACCGCCGGCGAACGCCGGTGCGAAGGCGCCGTCCAGCGGACACGGTGCGCCGTCGTCGTTCTCGCCCGAGGCTATCTCGCGCATGTCCCCGGCTGAGTACCGCGCAGCGCGCGACAGCATCCTAGGGAACCTGCGCGGTTGACAGATTGGCACGGCGCGGCGTAGTGTGGCCCTACCGGTCGGGTCGAGTCCCGCAACAGCGATACCCGGTGAGCAGTAACCCTACCCGTTCGCACGAGGTTTCCCATGGCTAACGAAGTTCTCTTTGCCGACCTTTCCGGTTCGGCGCGTCTCGCCGCCGTTCTCCACCAGGAGATCGTCCTGAAGCTCGCCGACCGCGCGAGCCTGCACATGCACCCGTCGATCCTGCGCCTGGGCAATGTCCAGGGCCGCGGCTCCTCGACCGTGCAGATCCCGGTCGTCGGCCTCGACGGTCACGACATCATGGCGCCCATCGCGGACGGCTCCGCGGTCTCCAACACCGCGCTCACCGAGGCGGGCGTGAACGTGTCCGTCGCGCGTCAGGCGATCCAGTATTCGATCTCCGACCTCGCGAACCTCACGGACAGCGTGGGCCTCAACGTCGCGCGTCTCGCGGAGAGCATGGTCGGCTCGACGCTCATGACGTTCCAGAGCCTGCTCTGCAACGTGATCGATGACTTCACGACCGTCGTTGGTACTTCCGGCGTCGATATGTCGGTGGACGACTTCTACGCCGCGCAGTTCGCGCTCACGCTGGCGAGCGCCCCCGGCCCGTACATCTGCGTGCTTCACCCGCGCCAGCTTGCCGACTTCCAGGCGAGCCTCCGCGCCGAGGCTGGCCCGACGCAGTTCGTGTCGGCCACGCAGGAAATGCTCAACATTAAGGGCCAGGGCTTCGCCGGCATGTTCAACGGCGTGGACATCTTCGTGTCCTCCAAGGTCGTGACGGCGAACGCCGGCGCCGACCGTGCGGGCGCGATGTTTGCCTACGGCGCGGTGGCGATGGCCGAGGGTTCTCCCTACGCCATCACCGGCGCGGGCGGCATCGTGCAGCCGGCGGGTACCCCGCTCGTCGTTGAGTTCGAGCGCGATGCGTCGAGCGCCCTGACGAAGATCGTGGGCAACTACTACTGCGGCGTGTCGAAGGTCACTCCGAATGACGCCATGGGCGTGAGCATCATCACCGACGCATGAGGCGTCACTAGCAGAGGGAGAGGACGTGGCAGCTCAGTTCGGGAACCAGCAGGGAGCCTTCACGGGTCGTGCCGCTACGGCGCCTGCAACGCACAGCGCGAAGCTGAACATCGAACCAGAACCGGCGTTCTGGTACATCGCTCATCCGAATCGCTGGCAGTTCCTGGACGGCGAATGGCTGCCCGTCCTCTCCCGTCTGTCTCAGCGCCCCGGCGCAAAGAACGTCACCAAGGACGGCGACACGGCGCACGCTGAGACGCTTCTCCGCAAGGGCGGCTGGACCGTCATTCCTTGGGACGCCGTGGATGGTGGCTACGTCACCGTGTACGATGGCAACCGCGGCCCGGTCCACGTCAGCCGGTGGGAGCAGCCGCGACAGGTTGGCGCCCAAGTCGTGATGACGACAGATCAGGAAGGCTACCGCGCGTTCCTGCGTGGGTTGATCACGGACGGATACATCTCGCCTCCGGACCCGCTGGTCCTCGAGGCCATGATCGAGCAGCAGTCGCAGCGCGTCGAGAACAACGCGAACCGGCTGCACGAGCCAACCGTCCGCGCGCGCTACGAGCGCGATCTTGCCAAGCTGGAGGCGATGCGCGCCGCTGCTGCGCCCGAGGCGCCGGCTACCGGACGCCGCGGAGGTCGCCGTGGCTGAGGAGCGCCAGGTCCGCGAGGCCCGCGAGAAGTTCCAACACCAGCTCGAGAAGTCCGGCATGAGGCCCGCAGATGCGGAGCGCAAGTCGCGCGAGACTGTGGTACGGTGGGATCGTCAAGTAAACAACCGCGGGCGCTAGCCCGTATCGGAGGCTCCGATGGCTGTGAAGGTTTCTGAGAATCGTCGTGCGGGTATGGCCCTCGTGGGCGCCGTCATCAAGCCTACGCCGGGTGCGGCGGTGGCGACGTCTCCCGCGATCCTGAGCGGCGCCGGCGTGCCGTCCATGGCCGCGCCGGAGGGTTCGGTCTACCTCCGGACGGACAGCGGGAATAGCTCGCTCACGCTCTACGTTCGCGCGGGCGGTGCCTGGTCGGCGCTGGCGTAAGGCATGTCCTCCACGGACACGCTCTACACCGCACGCTTTCTCGTCCCCGAGGCGCTGGAGCGCGGGCGCAACAACTCGATCCGGTGCCCCGTGTACCGGTTCGGGGCGCTCGTCGCGCCGACGATCCAAGGTACGGTGCGGATCCAGCGTGAGACCGGGGAGCAGTTGATCATCATCGCGGCGCCCATCGTGGCGAGCGTGGCGACGGCGAGCGTCGGATCTGCGGTGATCGCGAACCTGCCGTTCTCCGACGGCTGGCTGTTTGAGTGGACGTTGACGATGCCGGACGGCGTGCCGCATGTCTTCCGGCAGGACGGCGCGCTCGTGCGGCGCGACCTGTACCCGGTCGTGACGGATGCGGACCTGCTGCGCCGGCACCGCGACTTGACCGCGCTTCGCGAGGCTGGTGTCACCAGTTACCAGGACTACCTCGATGAAGCATGGGCGATCATCTACGGTCGCCTCGTGTCGAGCGGTCGGCGCCCGTGGCTCGTCATGTCCCCGAGCGCGTTCCGCGAGGTTCACCTTACGCTTACGCTTCATCTGATCTACCTGGACTACGCGACCAGCGCAGGCGCGGACGGGCGCTACCAGGCGCTCGCGGAGCACTATGGTCGGGTCTACGAGGACGCGTGGGCGCGGCTCACGTTTGCCTATGACGAGGCCGACGACAACAAGCCGGATCCCAACCGGCGCACGTCAGGCGTCTCGACGTTCTGGCTCAGCAGCCGCGGCAACAGCACGGGATACCTCCCGTGACCGTGAGCCGCGCGCAGCTCCGGCAGAAGTTCTACGCGCTGCTAGGCGCGCTGCCGGGCTGGCGTGCGTCCGTGTTCGTGCCCGAGCGTTTCGGGCAGGATCCCGACAGCCTGCTTCGTGGCTCTAAGCTGTTCGCCGTCCAAGTCGGCACGACGACCGACACGCGATCCTACCGCGGGCGTCCCGCGGAGGGTCTGCTGTGCGAGACGGCGTGTACGCTGATCTGGGCGTACAGTCTCCGGCCCAAGGATCAAGTCGTCTCGCACGACGAGGCGGAAGCCGCCGGGCAGGAGCTGATCAACGCCGCGATGCGATATGATGCGACGTGGCCCGGCGAGCTGTCGGTGCGACTTGTGGACGTTACCGCGGAAGTGGTACAGTCCGGCGAATGGTTCGTAGGCCGCGCCTCCTTGGCGGTCACGCATACCCTCCCGCTACAATGAGGTGACCCATGGCGATCAGCAGCAAGCCCAAGAACTTCCGCGACGGCACGATCACCCTGAGCGACGGGTCGGGATCTCCGATCACGCTCACGGTGCAGTACGAGGCCGGCGACTTCAGCATCGACAACGTCATGCAGTCGCAGACCGAGGTCGAGACCTACCTGGACCGCGGCAGCTTCCACAACGTCCGGAAGACCAACTTCGCCCCGGCGACGTTCACCTTCACGGCGACGATGACGGACCTGTCGGATGCGACGGAAAAGTGCTTGTGGGACGCCGTCAACAAGTCGGGCGCGTTCGGCGCTGGCGTCAGCCGCGGCGATACGGACGTGTGGCTGCTCATGGTCGGTCTCACCATCGAGGGCACCGACTTTGGCGATGCCGCGGACCATACGCTCGTGCTCGACAAGTGCCACCTGACCATCAGCTTTGCCGAGGGTTCTCCCAACACCTTCACGCTGAACGGCACGGTCTACGGCAACATCACCGCGACCTGACAATGTGAGAGGCCCTAGAGGCCCGCGGTATGGTAGGTCCGTTGGACCTCTAGAGCAACCATCCCGCCACAGCGCCCATCGGGGTATACCTCCGGTGGGCGTTCTCACGTTCGGAGGTCAAGTGGAAGTCAAGATCGGGCAGTTCACGGTCAAGCTGGTCAAGCCTGCGTCGTTCATGGTCGCGCGTGACGTGGGACTCGCGATGCAGAAGAACGCGCTCCGCGGCCTCGTGGCTGCGCTCGCGGCGTGCTGGGGCGGGAAGCCTCTGCGCTCCACGCTCGCGGCCAGCAACTACGATGCGTGCGCCTGGGGCGGCGCCGTGTTTGACGAGCTGATGGCGCTTGGCATCCCCGAGGAGCAGATCTACGAGGCCGCGGGCGAGGCGTTGCGCCTGCTTACCGGCGGGCCGACCGAGGAGGGCGTGTCGCGCGCCGCGGGTTTTTCCGAGGCCCCGACGGGGGCCTAGACTACGTCGCGCTCGAGATCGGTCTGACGTACTGCGGAGACCCGGATGCGTTCTACGGCTGGCCTGTCGAGACGCAGGAGCGCGTGCTGGCATGGTGGCGCGTGCGCGCCGAGGCCAAGCAACCGAA